TCACGCGAGGGCCGACAGAATATCGTCGTGCGGAAGTTCCCCTAGATGGGCATAACGCTGAGTCATGATGATGCTCTTGTGGCCTAGTAGATATTGCACCTGCTCTAGCGGTCTCCCCGCCTGAACGAGCCAAGACGCGTAGGTGTGGCGAAGGTCGTGAACCCTGAAACGTTCCACCCCCGCCTTGTCGGCAGCAGCGTTCAGGGCGCGTCGAAAGTTGTTGTTCTGAGGCATGGCACCACGCGGCGAAAGCAAACGCGGCCCGGTGGTCGGCAGTGAGTCCATGAGCCACTTAGGAACAGGCACCGTCCGGCGCAGTTTGCCCTTCGGGTATTGCTTAACCTCCCCGGCCTTATCGTCCCAAACCTCAAACACTTGAACCACGCCACGCTTCACGTCAATTCGCTTCTGATAGATGCCGTCAAGCGAATGAATCTTCGCTTCACCCCAGCGCAATCCCGTGTAGGCAAGGAAATTCATGAGCAGCGCCCAGCGTGGGGAAAGTTCAGCCGTCACCTTCGCCACTTCCGCCTTCGTCAGATACCGCTCATGCTCAACGTCGCCCCCGCTGATCGTGAGACCCTTCGCGGGGTTGTATTCGAGGACTTCAGAATCCACGGCATCACTGAGCGATTTCGACATGAGCGACATAATCCGGTTCACGGTCGCTGTTGACCTCTGCCGGGTGGCGGTTTCGCCCTTCACCTTGACCTCATATGGCTTGAGCAGTTCGGCGCGCCATGCTTTCAAATCCTCGCGCTCAATGTCGCATAGGGCAACGTCCGCCCACCTTGGGGATAGGTAGCGGTCGATCCGTTTTTCGTCCTCGGTCTGAGTGGAGGACTCTACGGTCCTCTGCTCTTGCCAAGTGTCCCGCCACTCACTCCACGGGATAGAGGATGAAGTGCGCTTGCGCTGCGCTTTCGTTTCAGCCTCGGCGGCGGCGTTCTGGGCTTGTTTTTTGTGGGTGAACACTTGTCCCTTGAGTGTCCGGCGCACGCCGTTCCGGTCGCGGTAACAGGCAACCCAACCGCTCTTATTCTTTCTGACCCATGCCATTATGCGCACCTCGCGAAAGTCATTCTGAAGGCTTCTACAAGCTCGCGGGTGACACCTAGAGCCTGAGCTAAACCGCCCGGATGGGGGCCGTAAAGCGTTTCTGCCCGTTCGTATTCATAAGGATCAATCAAGAGTTCTGCCGCCCACTCATTCGCGCGCCGTTCCTGAAACTCGGCCACCTGATCGCTCGGGGCGGTCGAATCGCCGTAGTAGGCGTGCCCTAGTTCGTGGGCGAATGTTGACCGTTTCTGTACTTCATTGAGAAGGCTCGATAACACAACTGTTCGGTACGCGGGGACGTAGAACCCTCTGAACGTTCGAAGCTCTGCCTCCTGCACGGTGATTCCTTGTGATTCTGCAAGGGCGAACAGTTGGTTCAAGCCTTTTCTCCTTACGGGTGGTTCTCTTCGGTACTTTCCTGCTCGGCTTCAATGTCGACGCCGGGATCGTGAGCGACTAGCCCGAACTGGTCTTGCGTTAAGGCAGCTTCATCGAAGGCTTTAGCTATGACCTTTGCGCCGTCTAGGCCAAGTGCGTCAATGATCACGGTTACTTCGTCCATCGACATTGAATCTTTGGCGTTGAGGCGGCGTGACACTACGGACTGGGATAGGCCGGTCATCTTCGCAAGGTGGGCTTGCTTAATCTGCTGACGCGCCATTTCTGCCCTGAAGGTAGCGGCTAGGGCCGTGGTGATTGGGTCGCTCATAGCTCAATAGTTGCACGACACGCTCAACTTTACAAGTGCAGGTAAAAATTTCTGATACAGATACTTGATGCTCTGACCAGCATGTTTATGCAACTTTGAGGCGTGAGTCACCATAGCTCGAACGTTCTGGATATGAATAAACGTTCTGAATCCAGATAGAGTGATTGCCATGAACACCACCACCACACGAAACATTGAGGTTGCGGCACGAGTCCGCGAAGCTCTCGACGCAGAGGGCTACAAGGCCGTTCAGGTCGCGGAAAAGATCGGCGTATCGAAGGGGCAAATGTCCCGTCTCCTTTCCGGTAAGTCGGCAATCAAGTTCGATCACCTGATCAAGCTTGGCCGAATCCTCGGGATGGACCCGCGCCGGTTCCTCGGCCTCAGCCCAACAACAAATGATGTGCTCATGACAGTACCCGAAGCGGCTGACATGGCGAACCGGCACCCCCAGACGATCAGGGCAGCGATCTACTCGGGCGATCTTCCGTCTGAGCAGACAGGGCCGGGTGGCTGGCATCAGATCAGAGAATCGGACCTCAAGGCATGGATTGCGGGTGTCCGATGACTGCCACCACAAGTACACAGCCTCACGCGGGGTTCGCCCCCGGAGGAACAGCCACAGAGATTCAGGCTTGGATCATGCGCGAGCGACCCGGCATCAATAAGCGTTTCGCTGAACGTGCCGCGAAGAAGCTCAAGGCAATGCGCACGATTCCAGACTTCTATGAGGGTCTGCGCGTCCTCGGCATCCATACCGACTCAACGGCGCGTGACGCGATACGAAACATTGAAAGCCCTCAGCCTGCCTGACGCTGAGGCGCACACCACCACAACCCCTGGTCATCGACCGGGGGTTTTTCTCTACCCGAAAGGGGACGCAATGAGAGCAATAGGTTTCATCCTCGCAGTTGCGGGGGTGCTGTTGGTCGCTCAAACAACTGGGACAGTCAACGGCGGTTTCGTCGTGGGCGCGCCTGTCTCGTTGTTGGGCGTGTTTTTGATGACGAAGGAATACAAGCGTGAACGACAAGAAGAAGGACATTCCAGTGAGGAAGAAATCTGACATGAACAATCCGTGGGCACCTGCCTATCAGAAGCCGTCGCAACCCGCGCATAGAGGCGACCGAACCTCTTCGTTGGGAATCGGGCTTGCAGAGGGCCGAATCAACCCCTCGCATGAACCGTGGTTCGACCATATGGCGAAAACCTACGACATGAGGGGGCGGCGTGGCTGAGTTAATCACGGTGGGAACGCTGCTGATCCTACTGGCCCTGCTGATGCTGCTGAACAACTGGAAGTGAGGGAAACCAATGTACGCAGTTCTATCGTCTCAAGCTGAGGACTACGAAGCCTGGCAGGCTGACCGCTCTACAGGCGTGACGGCCTCGGAAATTTCGATCCTCGCGCACGGCTCACGGGCCGCGTGGGCGAAGCTGAAAGCTGAAAAGCAAGGTATCGCCCCGAAGTGGAGGGGCAACAAATACACGCAGTGGGGACACGACCGGGAGCCGGTCATCCTTTCCTTCCTGGGGGAAGAGTACGGGATCGTTCCGAACGATCACGTTCTGCGGAATGACGACGACCCCCGCGCCATGGGCACGCCTGACGGCACGCATGCGAAGGGCGACGTGCTAGGTGAGGCGAAAACGTCAAAGAAGGAACGCTGGGAGCGCGTGCCTGCCGGGTACGTGACACAGGCCCAGTGGAACATGCGAGTCACTGGCGCGTCTGCCGTGGTGCTCGCCGTCGAATACTACGACGAGCGCGACGATGGCTCACTTGTCCCTCGCTATTTCAATGACTTTCACGTGTTCATCATTGACCGCGACGATGACGAAATCGCCTACCTGAATGACCTGTTGGACCAGTTCTACGCAATGGGCGAGGTCACGGAGATTGACGCGCTGCTCGCGGAACGGCTCGAAGCTACTGCCGCCCTTGATGAAGCGAAGGCGGACCTTGCAGATGTGGACGCTCGGCTTCATGCGCTGATCGGGGATAAGGACAAGTTCAAGTATGTGTCTGACCTCGGCACGGTCACGTTGGTGAAGCCGAAGCCTCGGGAGATGTTCGACAAGAAGAAGTTCGGGGAATCACACCCGGAGCTGTTGGAGCAGTTCACCGTACCGGGGAAGGCTCCGAAACCATCACTCAGGATCACACCAGCGAAGGAGAACGCATGAAAGTCAACGAAGCGATTATCGAGGTCATGAAGGACGTGGGCGCGGTCGGGAAAGGCGACCGTAACACCTTCCACAACTTCAACTTTCGCGGCATTGACGCAGTTGTGAATGCACTGTCACCGGCCATGAAGAGGCACGGCGTAACCGTTCACCCGTCTCAGATCATTGCGCGCGACTATGAGCACTACACGACGGACAAGAACAAACAGGGCACCGCGTGCCGTCTAGTGGTCGAGTACACGATCACTGGGCCGGAGGGCGACGTGATCCATTGTGTTGCCGCTGGCGAGTCTGCGGACACGGGCGACAAGGCGACACCGAAAGCAATGTCTGTCACGTTCCGCACGGCACTGTTGCAGACGTTCGCGCTGCCGACTACAGAGACGGACCCGGATGCGCAGGTAATGGAGCGGCAAGCCCCGCGCCCTGTGACTGGCGAAGCAAGCAATCTGCCTGACTTCAGAGGCATGATGCAGTCGGCCACCACGCCGGACGAGAAGAACGCAATTTGGAATCAGGCGAAGGAAGCCGGTGCGCCGGTCAAGTTCCTTGACGAGTTGAGGGAGATTGGTTCATGAGAACTGTTGATTTCGAGTTCGACGGCGAGACTTACACGCTACCCCGGACAAGTGATTTGCCGTTGCGGTGTTTCCGAGACAGAGGTTTCGGCACACTGATTAAGAACGCGCCGGGTGGAATCTTGGATTTCATGTGGGACATGTCCGGCGACGAAGCCCGGTCATTTATGCGCGAGTGGCGGCGTGCGACTCGTGAAGCGAAGAAGGCTGAAGAGCCACCACTGACACCGCTTGATCGGTTCGTGCTCGCGCTGGTGGAAGGTCTTGGCAATGGACGATGAAACACCGGCTGTCGAGTTAACGCCGGTCATTCTGGAACAGCACATGCTGAACCTGAGTAACCGGATCGCGAAGAGTGCCAAGGTCTGCAATGACCGTTACACAGAGTTCCTTGCTGCTGACCGCGAGTTCGATCGCGCTTTTGCTCAAGCCTATTTGGATTACGAAGGACCACAGGCGGAAAAGCGTTACGCCGCCGACAAGGCGACTATGACAGAGCGCGAGGCTCGGGACGTTGCGGACGCCGCGCACAGGTACGCGGATCGCTTGTCGAAGGCTTTGCAGTCTGAGCTTATGGCGTATCAGTCGCTCAATAAGTCGATCCTGGCTCAATTCCAGGTTGCCGGTGTCGGGGATCGCTGACACCACCAAATAACGAATGTTCTAGCCGCTCTTCGGGGCGGCTTTTTTGATGCCCGAAAGAGGTACACGAATTGAAACTACTAGACCTTTTTAGCTGCGCAGGGGGGGGTGGGGTCGGATATGCCCGTGCCGGGTTCGAGGTCGTGGGAGTTGACCTAAACCCGCAACCTAACTACCCATTCGAACACCACGTGGCCGACGCTATCGAGTTCGTCAAAGAGCACGGTCATGAGTTCGACGCGATCCACGCGTCACCCCCGTGCCAGGCGTTCTCAAAGACAAAAACGCTTCACAGCAACAAGCATCCTGAGCTGATCGAGCCGACGCGTGAAGCGTTAATCACCACTGGTAAGCCGTGGGTGATCGAAAACGTCGTTGGCGCGCCGCTGATTAATCCGTTGAAGCTGTCCGGCCAGCATTTCCAGATGGTCGCTGAGGACGTGGACGGGGTTCTGCTGAAGCTAGTGCGGCACCGGCTGTTCGAGTCAAACATTCCGCTGTCTGCACCGACCGCATTCTTTGCCAATAGGGGCATTCAAACGGCTTCGGTCTACGGGGCGGGGGGCGGATGGACGCCGACACACAGGGATGACCCGGAGCGCCGGGGCGGGTATATCCCTCACACGGATGTGATTAAGCGGCTGCTCGGCATCGACTGGATGACTAAGCACGAAATGTCGCAGTCGATTCCGCCCGTGTTTACGGAGTTCGTGGGCCTGCAACTTATGGACTATCTGACCCGGCAATCCACTTAATGATTCTCGCCGCCTGCAAGGGCGGCTTTTTGCTACCCGAGGGGGGAAGAAATGTTGTTCATCATTCTGTTCTGGCTTGCTCTGACGCTGGGCTTTGTCTCGTGGATTGGAGCTATCGCGGAGAAGAGCACCGGCATGGTGTGCGCGGCTTTGGGGTTCGCGGTCATTTCGTATGCGGCGGCGGTCGGTGCGCAATGGCTGTGACTGATTGCCAGGTAGACGGCTGTGACCGAGAAGCGAAACACGGGGCTAAGGGACTGCTGGTGTGCTTCGGGCACTGGCGAAGAAATCACCGGACCGGCGATTTCGGAAGCCCGAACTTCAGGAAAGTGCGTGATAGTCGCGGCGTCTGCATCGTAGACGGGTGCGACAACGCCGACAGGGGGCCACGCGGCTACTGCTCAAAGCATGAGGCCCGTTGGCAGCGTCATGGCGACGTGGACGCCTATATCCCCCACGCCGACCGTGATCTTCCGATTGCTGAAGCGAACAACCGGTGGACGGGTGACGCCGTGACCTATGCCGGGATACATCAGCGGGTGAAGTCGAAGCGTGGAAAGGCTCACGAATACGAATGCGCCGATTGCTCAGCGCGAGCTGCGCAATGGTCCTACACGCATGAAGGCGGGGGCCGTGAGCGGTCCTCGGAGTTCGGCCCTTACAGCGTGTCGATTTATGACTACGTGCCCCGGTGCGTGAAGTGCCACAAGCGGCATGACATGGAACTGATTAAGCGACGTGAGGTCGCGGAGAGGGTGGGCTGAAGTGGCGGTGTCTCAGAAGGTCCGCAAACAGGTTTACGAGCGCGACGGCTATATGTGCGTCTCGTGCGGTCGGACGGAAACCCTGTCCTTGCAACACAGGGTAGGACGCGGCATGGGAGGCAGTAAGACCCGTGACGGAATAGAAAACCTACTCACCATGTGCGTTATCGAGAATCAGCGGCTTGAAGCTAACGCCGATTTCGCCGCGCTCGGTATCGACAACGGTTGGAAGCTGCGCAGTTGGGACGACCCGCTGAAGATTCCCGTCTTTTTCGCGTTCGACGGCTGGTATTACCTCACGGCTGACGGGCGAAGGACGAAGCGGCCATGAGTCTTTGCGATTCGTGCCTGGCAGAGAAGAACGAATGGGTTGGGTCAGTACAAGACATTGCACAACAGCCCACGTCTAAGCCTGCCGACTCTTCACGGCAGCGCGGTGGGAAATCAATCCCTATCGCACCGGGCGACCGGGGGCGTAGGGCGACTGAAATTGTGCGGTCGCAAATCAGGGTGATCGAGAAGTTTTGCGCCCGTGAACATCAGGAAGGGGAGAGTGATGGCTGACGATAAGAAGCTGCGAACGGGGTTTAAGCCCCGCCCCGGTCAGACCGTTCGCTTCTGGGACGCGCCGCGCGGCCTGTGGGTGGTCTGGTCGAAAGGTAGCAAGGCTGGGACATGGTTTATTCAGCCACGCGACGATGAAGCGAAACGCGCACTGGCCGAATCCGCTCATGTTGCGTCACTGGCGGAGCAGGTGTGGAGCTACGCCCTTGAAGTGAAGGTGAGCGTCATTGGCGAACCTGGCGTTGTTGAGAGGCGGGGCCGGTGAGTTTCAAAGTCTCTGACGTAATGGATGACCTTCAATATCTGATCCGCAACACGGTGAACAGGACTGAAGTTCTGCTAGCTGTGGGCATGGGGCACCGGACGTTCAAACGGATCATGGGCGGCAAGCCCGGTGACACAGTTCAGCCACGAACCGCTGAGGCGGTGTTTAGGGCGGCTGACGAAATGCGACTGGAACAGGACGCGCCCGTGGGCCGCGTCCCCGTAAAGGTGGTCATGGCCTACGTGGATTCGCCTGAAGGTCGCGCGTTCATCAGCGAATGTCGGGGTGTGGCCGCATGAGTGAATGGCTGATTGACCTGTTCATCCCTGGCACACCTCGCGCTCAAGGCTCTATGAAGCATGTTGGCCGGGGCCGCATGATCCACGAACCGAAATTGGTCGAGTGGCGTAACTGGATGATCGAATCCTTGCAAGCGTGGGTGAGGGCGCATTTCGGTGGCTGGGAGCCGCTGGACGAACCCGTTGAGGTTGCGGCTAGCTTCTGGCTTCCCCGCCCCGCGAACCCCCGCCTAGAGCACGCGGCTACGGGCCTTGACGTGGACAAGCTTCAACGTGCGGCGGGGGACGCTCTAGAGAAGTCGGGCGTCCTCAAGAATGACGCCCGAATAGTCCGGTGGATCAACCCGGAAAAGGACTGGACACACGACTTCACGGGGGACGGAAGTATCCCAGGAGTGCGATTGAAAGTGCGAACGCGCTCATAGAGAAAGGAAGGTGGTTGTGCCGTGGCTTGGTTCAAAGTCGATGACCAATTAGCTTTCAACGCCAAGATCGTTGCGGCAGGCAACGAGGCTATGGGGCTTTGGGTTCGTGCCGGGTCATGGTCTGCTGCTCAATTGACTGACGGCTTCGTGCCAAATCACATGGCTAATGCTATGGCAAATGGCATGGCAAAAGAATGCGGTGCCGATGCGCTTGTTATGGCAGGGCTATGGGACGAGGTAGACGGCGGTTATCAGTTCCATGACTGGTCAGAATTCCAGCCAAGTGCCGAAGCCGAAAAGGAAAAGCGGCGAAAACGCTCCATTGCAGGTCAGAAGGGTGCAGCGGCTAGATGGGGAGGCAAAGCGCATGGCAATAGCCATAGCAAATCGCATAGCAAACCTATGGCAAACGAATGCGAAGTCGATGCCCCGACCCGACCCGACCCGACCCGACCCATTAATACTTCTTCGTCTGGATTCGCTGACGCTCACTCAGACGCGGAGATTGTCGAAGAGGTGAGGGAGGACGTTGAAGGTCTGTTGAGTCTGCTCGACGCTGAGATTGAGTCGAACGGGAACAGGCCACCGAAACGCAACAAGTCGAATCGGGACGCCATGCGCCTGCTGCTGGATCGGGACAAGGCCACGCCGGAGCAGGTCGCGTATGTGATCCGCTGGTGTCAGGCTGACCAGTTTTGGAAGGCCAATATTCTGAGCGCGTCGAAGCTGCGAGACAAGTTCGGTCAACTGGTGGCGAAGATCAAGGCCGATAGTGAACCTCGGGCTTCGCAGGCACCGAACAAGTCTGAACAGCGGATTGACGGGCATCTGGACATTGTGGCTCGCATGGCTGAACGGGATAACGAATTGCAGGGGGAACTGATTTGAACCTGAAGGAGACGGCGCAACTGCTCACCTTCATTGCCGAGCTGGATTACAGGCGGTTCACGGAAGAGACCGTGACCGCGTGGCATGAAGTGTTGGGCAAGTACGCCTATGTGGACTGCCGGGAGGCGGCGAAGATTCACAATGACACTTCGGGGGACTTCCTGAAGCCGGGCCATATTGGCGCGATCATTAGAACGAATCGGCGGCGGCGTCTGAACAGTGTCATGGAAATTTCCGTTTCAGACGTTGATGACACTCGTTCGTCGGGAGGTCTTGACGGTTTTGAGCAGTACCGGCGCACTGTGAGAGAGGTTCGTGAGGCTATCGCCAATGGCTCTCTTTCGCGTTCCGACTATCAGGCGTACAGGCGGGGTCGCGTCCCGTGGGATTCGTTCAGGCGGGCTTTGGGACCGCGTGAACCTATGAAGGCTATTGAAGCCTGACACTTAACCCGCTTCGGCGGGATTTTTTATGCCCGGATACGGGCGAGATTGGAGAAACGAAGCATGGCATTGCCGACGATTGACAACTTTTTCACGCTGACGGGTGACCCTGAAATGCGGTTCTCGCCTTCAGGTAAGGGGGTGTGTTCGTTCAACGTGGCCGCGAATAAGCCGAAGCGTGAGAACGGGCAGATCGTGAAGGACGAGCGCGGCTACCCCGTGAACGATAAGACTCTGTTTCTGAATTGTGTTGCGTTCGGGCAACTCGGGGAAATGATCGCGGAGCAGGCGGGGAGCGGTTCGTCCGTCCGTCTTGTCGGTGACCTTGAGACTCAACAGTGGGCGGACAAGAACACGGGCGAGAAACGTTCGAAGGTTCAGCTTGTCGTTGACTTCGCTCGCGTCATCCCGCGCCGGAATCAGGGTCAGGGCGGCAATCAGGGCGGCGGGTTCGCGCAGGGCGGCTACAGCGGCCAGGAGCACGCACCGCAGGGCGGTTGGGGCCAGAATCCCGACCAGTGGGCGAACTCGAATGGCCCCGCGCAGGGTGGCTTCTCGGACGAACCGCCTTTCTAGTCTGATTCGCACAAAACCACCGCAAAGCAGCGTTTGTAGGGCGTGGATGCGTAATCGTGCATCCACGCCCTTTTCAGCGCCTAGAAACGCAGATTTTGGAGACCACCATGAGATACCAGGAAAAAGTTGAACAGTTCATGCTCGCCGGGGACCAGGACGCACCACTGACGCCGACGATTCCCGACGCGAACACGGCGTGGCTGCGCATGAACATGCTGATTTCGGAACTGAACGAGTACAAAGAAGCGAAGTCGGCTTGCACCTACGCCGGGTTGAACCTCGGCACAGACCGCACCACCGCGCAACAGGCCGCGCTCGTGAACATGGCTGACGCGCTCGCGGACATGGTTTATGTCATCTACGGGACCGCTGCCGCGTATGGGATCGACCTAGACAACGTGCTGGACATTGTTCATGACGCGAACATGCGCAAGCTCGTTGACGGCAAGGTCGTTAAGGACGAGCACGGGAAGATTCAGAAGCCGGACGGCTGGACCCCGCCTGAGTCTGAGATTCGGGCGGCCATGTTCGGGGGTTCGAATGCCTGACTTCAGCAGTGAAATCACGGTCAAGCACATTGACTCAATGGGGGATGATGCGCGGATCGCCTCGGCGGCGCGCGTGTCCACGAAAGGGCTTGACGGCGACGGCGGGAAGGTTGCGGGGCTGGTGCGTGCGCTTATGCGTGAGGGGCACACTAGCCCGTTCGAGCATTGCGTGATGACGGTCAGTGTGGAAGCCCCGATTTTCGTCGCCCGTGAGTGGATGCGGCACCGCACGCAGTCCTATTCGGAGATTTCAGCACGCTACACAACGCTTCAGCCGAAGTTCTACAGGCCGAATGAGGACCGCCCAATCGTGCAGACGGGCAAAGCTCTCGACTACCACCGCGAAGAGGGCACGATTCGGCAGGTTGTCGTCACCGAGCATCGGCATAAGTGGACCGAAGAGGAAGCGTGGAAGAACTACGAATCCATGCTGTCTGAGGGCGTGGCGAATGAGGTCGCGCGCAACGTCCTGCCGGTGTCGGTGTACACACAGTTCTGGGCGACGGCGAACCTCGGGAATTGGTTCAAGTTCCTGACGCTCAGGGACGCACCGAACGCACTGTTTGAGATTCGGCAGGCTGCGCAACAGGTGGACGCACTTATTGAGGGGTTGTGGCCGATTGCGCATGGCGCATATAGGCGGCAGCGGGAAGTTCGATCTATTCAGGAATGAGGGTTAAACCAGCTCAAGTTCAGAAGCTACGTCTCGCGGCATGATTGCTAGATGGTGTCCGCTAGCGCCCATTACTACGGCCACGAAATCCTCTCCCGCGTCTATCCTCTTCGAGAGCCGACCCGAGTTCCCTTTGTTGACATAACCATAGGTCTTGTTGGTTGAGGGATTCACGACCGCAATCGCGGAGGCTCCGTATGAATTGTCGGGTTCGCGTCGAAGTATCACTAGGCTCCCCAGCTTTCGGCGCACCGGCTGATAATGCTGGTGCCCCCGAACGCCGAAATAGAAGATGCTGAGCTTAGCTAGGGGCGGTGATCCTTTTGACGGCATCTTGCCCGATGTACAGCTAACAAACCGCAAGCTACCTTCGCGTTCTTCAACACGGAAGTTCAGTTCACCCGACGGATTCCGAACAAGCTCCACGGCGGCCTCTTCCGGGGATAACCACTTAGTCGATTTGGGCCGATTTTCGTTGTCGGCTTCGACCGGAGTAGCGATCTCAATTCTTGCCGGAGTTTCCTTCCGGGAAGTTCGTCGCGGCTGAGGTGCAGGCTGCGGAGAACGCTTGGAGAACAGTGAAGCGAACAGCTGAGAAAGTTTCACGGTCGCGTCCTAACTCTGTACCGCTGGACGCGTCGTGTCCAACAGGAGATAACTAGCATTACATGAAAGGGAAATTTTGGCTTGCACACCTAAGCCGATCCGCCGCGAACAGAAGCGAAACGGCGCATTTATCCGGTATCTGCTCAAGACTGGACGGCTGAAGATAACCCGGTTCCACGACCTGCACACGAACACAGTCACCGTTTATTTGAGCTTCACGAATGAACCGGATTGAACGACTGCTGCTGATCTGGCCTGCATGGGTGTGGGCACACACTCTGAGCCTGTATCAGCGGATCACAACGAAATGACACTCAGACCCTTCGGGGTCATTTTTTATGCCCGAAACAGGAAGGCGCGCAATGCGAATTCTGATCGCCCTCGCCCTCATGCTCGCGTTCACTGCCTGCATGGGGGTGATCGCGTGGACTGTTACGCACAAGCCCACCAAACCAAAGAAGCTCACACGCCACGAAAAGGCGAAACAAGACACTCGGGACTTGGAACGCGAAAACGCGGAACTAGACCGAATCATCGACAAAATCAGGGGCAACAAATGAGACCAACACTAATCATCGGCGGCGTCCTCGGCGCGCTCGCCGTCATCGTATTCGGGGCATGGTTCCTACTGCCGAACCTTGTCCATGACCTGTGGGGAATCTTCCGCGCAACATGGGTGGTGTTCGTGCCCGTGATCGTGGTCGGGGTGCTCGGCGCGATCCTCATATACGCTGAGCGTGGCATCGGCTGGCTGCTCGCCGTCGCCACTGGCGTGTGGTTGATCGGCGGTGGGTTCGTCATGTCCTACATGCAGGGGCACGAGCTATCAAAGTCGGTGACTGTCTCCGAATCGTCCCCGAACGAATTGCAGTTCAGGGAGCGCGCACCATTTGATGTTGCCGCTGCCACGTCGAAGCGAACTCTCGGCAACACCACGGGAGACGCCACGGGCACCGTGAAAGCAATCCCGGCAGCGGGGGAGAACGGCGAGTTCACCACTAGCGTTATCCGTCGCGGAGCGTTCAAGGGGTACGAATCGACACAGGTTCTCACCCCGCCACTGTTCGGCGGTTCATCATCGAAAGATGTTCGCTTCTGCTCATTCAGTGAAGACGCCGAACTTCGGTTTGGTGGTGCCGGGTTCAACAACAACCTTGACCGGGCAATCGCGCTAAAGGTGCCGCTGGGCACGAACGCGAACAAGTCTGACGCATTCGTAGTGTGCGACGGCGAAACACCGAAGGTCTACGCACCATTGACCGTTCAGAAGGGGTTCGCGATCACGAAACGCGTTCCTGCGGGTGTCGCCGTCTACAACGGCAAGACCGGCGAACTGACGGTGGAGAAGGATTACAAGGGCAACCTACCCGTCTACCCTGCATCCATTACTGAAGCTCAGCGGAAGTCCACGACTGACGCCGGATCGTTCTTTGACAGCCTGTTCGGGCGAGTCGGGCTCGAGGACACGGGCAAAGACGAGGATGACCCGAACGGCGAGAACCGGGCAGAGTTCGGCCTGTCGAACCTTGACGGCACACAGCATAAGTTCGTGACGCCGCTGAATTCGCGGGGTTCGTCATCGTCCATCATTGCTCTCGGCGTCGGCAACGGCTCAACCGTCAAACACGGTGAACTGAACGAATACGCGGTGTACAAGTACCCACAGGACGAGCCGCGTCAAGCGAACAGTGCCGTAGCCGCGTCCATCACCGGTGAAGTCCTTGGTGGCTATAAGGCGCAAGGGTTGAACGTCTTTGAGATCGTCCCTGCCGGTGACGGTAAATGGGTGGCTTCTATCGGGAAGTCGCAGAGCATCCTCTACCGGGCAGTCATTGACGAAGCCGGGACTATCACCCTGACCGACGAAGCCGGAGACGGTGAAGGCGAGTCTGCATCTGCTGATGCTGGCAAGCCGTTCTCTGAAATGTCCGTTGAAGAGCTTCAAGAGCTGGGGTCGCACGTCCTTCGGGAGCTTGGCGACCGCTGACACCACCACCATTCCGCCCCGGCCTTCCATCGTGAGGGCCGGGGCGACCTTATGCCTGAAAGGGGCACCATGAAACCGATTATCGAAATTACTGCTGCGCATGTTGGCAAACAGCTACGGATCGTGGACCAGCACCTCAGCATTGAGGGCACCCTCGCGTCTTTGCGCGTGTGGTCAGAGTCAGAGGAAATCCGGGAAGCATTCGGGCGGCTGGTCAAGACCATGACCGCGCTGTTTGTCGAAGTCGAGGTTGCCGGAATCGACGGTACGACTCAACTCACCCGTCAGGCCGAATTCGAGGCGATCGAGTAATGCGCAAGTTCATTCGCACCGAACGGTTAACCCATGAGCAGATCATGGCCTTCTGCGACGAAGCCGAACGTCAGGGGTGCCGGATCAGAATGTCCCCCGCTGATGACAACCCAATAACCATTCACGGCACCCGCCGCCGCGCATACCTCACCTGGGACGCATGGCAACCGGAGCCGCGCAACTCACGGCAGACTGGCACCTTGTGGCCTAAACCCTTGCCCGTGTCGTGGATCGAGAACGGCATTCCCCGCCGAACAATCACCCGCCCGATCCGATATCCGCAACGCCTCATCGACGCGCTCAAGATTGGAGACTGATGGACTACCCCGAAGCCCTCAAGCAAGCCCCCTCGCTAGTCGCGGAGCTGCGGAAACGGATCATGCCGGAGAAGGGCGAAAAGCCCGAACGATCAGCACCGTCACAGAAGCCGTCAGCCCCGCTCAACATTCACGCCATGGCCGACTGTGACAGCATCTACTCGCTGCTGTACCGGCACGCGGAGAACGTCGCGGACCTGCTGGGCGGGACCATGCCGACAGTGCCAATCGTGGGGGACTGGGAGCCTGTCGGACTGCCTGCCGGGGTGGAGCCGGACACAGCCTATGATCACGCGCTGAAGCTCGCCCGATACTTGGAGCATCAAACCCACCTCGTCCCGATCAACTGGCAAGCCAAGATCGCCCGTGAAATCGTCAAGACGGTGGCGCGACTGACAGAGCGATACCCCACACACGAACAGCCGGAACTGCTCAATGCGCGGTGCCGGGAGTGTGGACGGCTCAATCTGTACCGCTACGCACCGAAACGATACAAGGCTGATGAACGGTTCAAATGCGGATCATGCGGCCTGATCCACACCGCCGAAGAGGTGGCAGCGCAGAAGCTTAAACGAGAGGACGAAATCAAATGATCACCCGTTCAGCTACAGCAGTTCTCAACAACGTGGACCTTGCCACGATCAACGACAGGGGCACCGCCGTTGTGATGATCGACGGCAGAGAGCACTTCATGACGGCGGATGAACTGAAAGACATGTGGGCAAAGCTGGGGGTGCTCATTCGGGAGTTCAACAAATGGAATGGATGACCCAAGAGAAAGCAATGCGATTCCACGGCGTAACGGTGCAAACGCTTCGCCGGTGGGTCAGAGATTACGGAATGCGCCGAAGAGTCAAAGACGGCAGAGTTCATTACCATTCCGACGATTTGGAAGCCGCGGAATACAGGGGCCGGCACCGTGGAGAAAACCCGCCCTGGCGCTAATTTTCCCCCGATCCTGTAAGCTGTAGCCCTACGCGAATTTCTTAACGAAACAATTGGTTTGACAGCATTCGCAAAGCACAATCCCGGAGCCTATGGGTACAGGCTCGCGGGATTATTTTTATGCCCTCTCGCGGTCGTGCGTGGGAGGGCATACGGTTCATTAGCTCAACAGGCAGAGCGGCGGTCTTGTAAACCGCTGGCGGGGGTTCGAGTCCTCCATGAACCTCGGGGCGGTTTCGCGGTAACCGGCCAGACCAAAACCGCGCACCCCTACGGGGGTTAGTCGTTCTAGCTCAAACGGTAGAGCAGTGGTCTCCAAAACCATTGGTTCGGGGTTCGAATCCTCGGGGCGGCGCGAAGTGTTCAGGACGGCCATTCTGAACACGTCAGAGGGTGGCAGAGTGCCAATCCGTGAGGGTAGAACGTGCCCGACGCGGGGAGGTAATGCGACTGTCCAAAGATCGGCCAGAAACTCAACCGACGGCAAGTGCTGAGGTGTGGGGGATGGGCGCGCTTAGCGGCGTGCAGAACGATTGAGCTTAGCGGCAGGACAGGGCACCAGGGCTATTGCTGATGAAGCGTTCCCCTGGTCTGAGGTTCATCGCCTCACCCTCACCTTTCAGTGATCGTAGGGTAATCGGCAACCCACCTGATTTGGGATCAGGAATATGCAGGTTCGAGTCCTGCCGGTCGCACGAAGTGCCTCACGAAGATGTTGTGTTCACCTGTCCGAGTGAGGCACTAACAATGTCCCGTGCCGCTGCCTTCACTGGCGCGAGCGGGAATGCCCCGGCCCGTGTCTGTGGTGGTTCACGGGCTGGGGCGACCAAACCACTACAGATGATAGGTTCGTTAGATGAAGAAAACACTCACTATCACCGCACTTGCCGCCGCCCTCGCACTCACAGGCTGCGGATCAGATGACACCAGCAACGAAGCTGACACCGCACCTGAGACCACCGAGGCGGACACCTCAGGCGCAGAGGAAGCCGAAGCCACTGCCGCCGATGTGCAGAAGAAACTCGATGTGTTCTTTGACTCGTGCGATTGGCAGGACCACGGCACAGACTCAACCCCGATCATGTACTCATGTGAGAGTGAAGAGCTGTTCATCCTCGCGGGGGATAAGTCCGAAGTGAAGGTGACTACTCAGTCCGTTGCTGACAAGATCGAATCCCCAGTGTTCGCCACAATCACAGACACCTATTCCGTGTATGCAGCCGACAAGGGAAAGATCAATCAAGCATGGGATGTGCTCGGGGCTGACCCCGATGCTAAGCCCCACGAAGTGAAGTAACAGACAAACAGACCGGCCCTCTGAGCTAAACACTCAGGGGGCCGGTTCTAATTCACCCGCCGTAATAGGTCGGTTCAGACTGACCCATCTTTGTTTCCAGTATGTCAGTAGGCTCAAGGAACACGTTAGTTCCGTGAAGGTGCGGTCCGTGTTGGTCGAATATGTGCCACACTTCCACTACCTCATAGGCTTTGTTGGCGTACAGTACGTACTCACCTTTAGCCGGGGCCACCTCGGCATACTCGTTCTGCCACTTGAGCTTACCGTTCACATTGAAGTTGACGATGATCTTAGGCTGCGCGTAATCGCTCACTCTTTATCCATTTCCTCTCTCGTTCTAGCTACACCGCACTTAGAGCAGACCCAGTGATAACCACTGTCCCTGAACTGTTCCGAAGTGAGATGCAGCGGCTTATCAGCCCATGCCTTTCGCATACGGCCACCACACACAGGGCACACAGTCATAGTGAAACCAATCTGTAGAAGGTGCCCCAACTGTAGTCCAAAGCACTGACACGCGAACAGGTGGTGAGGCATGGCAACCTCACGCACAGGTACAGGCAAATGGAAACGCGTTCGAGCTGAAGCAATTAAGAGAGCACGCGACAACGGACTCACCCGCTGCCCTTCATGCCGAACACCACTCGACTACGAATGGTCGAAGAGACCCAACAGCGCCGAAGCCGACCACATCATCCCTCACGCACGAGGGGGCACAGACACCCTAGACAACGTGCAAGTCATCTGCCGCCTATGCAACCAAACCAAAGGTGCAGGCAAGAAGCGCAAGAGACGCGCAGGCAAAAGGGTAGAACCAACAACCCGCGTCCCATGGTGATTCCACAGGGGTATCAAACACAGGTACAGGCGGGGTAACTATCGGGGTTTTTCGGGAGTACAGAAACCGGGGTACTGACTCAGGGTAAATCCGGGGTAACAAAACCGGGGTGACCCCAGGGGGTATCCGGTCCCCCAACCGCAGACTTCGGCCCCCCGGCATTGCGCTCTCTCCCTGACTTCATTTCCACATGGTGGAGGTTTTTTCCACATCTGATCTGCCTTTGTGAGGGCCGTTAGGGGGTGCTGTGGCGGATAAGAAGAAGCGCGTGGACTATTCCAGCATTTCGGCAGCTATCGCGCATGGTGACCGCCTGGACGAGCTGAGAGCCATTCATCGTCGGCTCGCAAAAGTCATGGATGACGATAAAACACTTGCTCGGGATATTGCCTCAGTGTCGCGCCGTCAGCTCGAAGTGTCTCGTGAAATCGCTGAGCTTGAGGCCGAACTAGCGGCGGCTGAAGAGGTGGAGGTGAGCAACGAAAATGTTGTTGACGCAGAATCCACCTTCCGACCCGAAGCCATTTGATCGGAAGCTGTCTGAGGTTGCTAAGCACCTTGTGATTCCTTCGGGGATCGAGAAAACCGAATGGCCGTCTGTGGCTCGACAGTTGCAGCGCATGGACTGGCCGGTTGATAAGTGGCAGGAGAACCTTTGCATGGTTGCAACGGGGCTGCGCTCAGACGGCATGTATGCGTGTGGTGTCGGCGGTCTCGTGCTGTCGATTCCTCGGCAGGTCGGCAAGACGTACACAATCGGCGGTCTCGTGTTCGCGCTGTGTCTAGCGAAGCCGGGAATGCTCGTGCTGTGGACGGCGCACCGGGCGAGGACGCATAACGAGACGTTCCGCGACATGGCATCGAAAGCCGAATCCGCTTCGGTCAAGCCGTTTGTTGAGAATGTGCGCCGGTCGAACGGTGAGCAAGAAATCGAGTTCAAGAACGGTTCCCGCATCCTCTTCGGCGCCCGTGAGAACGGTTTCGGGCGTGGCTTCAAACAGGTGGACATTCTTGTCCTGGACGAAGCTCAAATCCTGACGCTCAAGGCCATGGAAGATATGGTCCCGGCGACTAACGCTGCCCCTAATGGTCTCGTGCTCATGATGGGCACACCGCCGCGACCAAACGATCCGGGCGAAGTGTTCACTGATCGTCGTGAAGCCGCCCTATCGGGTGAAGACGAGGACGTGCTCTATGTCGAAATGTCGGCTGACGAGGACGCTAACCCGAATGATCGGGAACAGTGGGCGAAAGCTAACCCGTCCTACCCGCACCGAACTTCTGAGACCGCGATTCTGCGTATGCGCAAGCTGCTCGGTTCGATTCAGTCGTTCATGCGTGAGGGGCTGGGCATTTGGGACAAACAAAGCAAGGGCCGGAAAGCCTTCATTGCCGCCACATGGGATTCTCGCGCTGCCGAGCCGATCACTGACGGGATTATGTCGTTCGGTGTGAAGTTCTCCGCCGACGGCGCTGAAGTCGGCCTAGCCGGGGCGATTAAAGACGATGACGGGCGAATCCACATTGAGGGCATCAGGCAAGCCCCGATGACGGACGGCACCCAATGGCTTGTGGACTTCCTGGTCGAACGGAAAGACCGGGCCGCGCAAATCGTGATCGACGGCAAGAGCGGTGTTGGCTATCTCGTCAATGCGCTTCGCGCTGAGCGCGTGGGCGCGAAAGTCATTCTTGTTCCGACTCTCGATCAAGTCATCACCTATCACTCAATGCTTGACCGCGCTATCACTCAGGGCGAGGCCACTCATTCGGGTGATCCCGATTTCGACGCTCAAGCCAAATCCGCCGTCCGCCGCAAGATCGGCAACAACGGCGGGTTCGGGTGGGAAGCCCCCACTGAGGACGGGTCAGTGACTCTTTTGGACTCGGGCACGCTCGCATTCGGCGGCGCGAAAACTTCCAAGCGGCGTCCGGGCCGCAAGCAATCTTTCCTTTAGAGGGGGTGCCTTATGGCATGGACCGCCGATGATGTTTCGAACCTCAGAGTTCTGAACGCTTACGAACGTGAACTTTCCACGATTCGCGCCCTGCTCGAAGTGTGGCGGAGCAAGTGGCCGAAGAACGTTCGACGGTCGCTGTATTACGACACTGAGCAGGCTTTCAAAGACCTTGGAATTGCTCTTCCGCCTCAGTTGAAAAAGGCGAAGTTCGTTCTGGGCTGGGGGACGCAGGCCGTGAAGAAACCGGCCATGCGTTCGCAGTTCGAGGGGCTGCGCCTGCCGGGGTCGGATGATCCTTTCGACCTGAACGAGATTCTTATTCAGAACCGTTTCCCGCTGGAATTCTCGCAGGCGAACGTTTCCGCCTGCACTCATGGCATGTCTCTTGTGACTGTAGCCAAGGGTGGAGCAGGCGAATCGCCCGTGCAGATTCAAGCGCATTCGGCGGAATCGTCGGCGGCGTTGTGGGATCGACGCAAACGGCGGCTTGGTTCGGCGTTGACGGTCGGCAACATCAAGGATGATCGGCCTACTGAGTTCGTCGTATACCTGCCTGACGTAGTGCTCGAATGCACTTACTCGAAAGGCACGGGGTGGGTTGCAAGACGTCGCCCGAACACGATTGGCCGTGTTCTGGCGGTGCCGATTGCTCATGACCCACAGCTTCGCCGCCCGTTCGGGCGTTCGCGTCTGACGAATTCCGTCATGGCCCTTTGCGACATGGCTGTCCGCGCTTACGTGCGAATGGAAGCTAACGCAGAGTTCTACTCGACACCTCAGATTGCCCTTCTGGGCGTCGATCCTGAATCGTTCGATGGGCAAATGTCGGAGTCCATGAAGTTCAAGCTCGCCATGGACCGTTTGCTTGCATTGACGAAGGACGCTGACGGCGAGAAGCCCGAACTGACTCAGCTTTCGCAGGCGTCCATGGCACCTCATTCGGACATGCTGCGCACTGTCGCTATGGCGTTCAGTGGTGAGACGGGAATCCCGCCTTCGTCGCTGGGCATCATTCACGATCAGCCTTCTTCGGCTGAAGCTATCCGGGCGAACGAGCACGACATGCTCGTTGACGTGACCTATCAGAACAAGTTCGTTCTGTCTGACGCTGTGCGTGAGATTGCGATTCTCGCGGTCATGGTCAGGGACGGGCTGAAGGAAGTTCCCGCTGAGGCGTGGAGCCTTTCGTCTCGGTTCGCTGATCCTGAGTTTCAATCACTGTCGGCTCAGTCGGATTCGGTGCAGAAGCTCGCTTCGCAAATGCCGGTCTTGGCACAGTATCCGGTTCTCTTGGAACGCATTTTCAGTGATGACGAGGTGGAGCGGATTCGCGCCGATCAGCGGCGTTCCACGGTGTCTGAGTTCATGCGTCAGATTCAGAAACGGTCGGAGACTTCGCCCCGCGTTGAGGAAGCTGCCGCCGCTGGTGTGGCTCGGCAGGTCGAAGAATGATCGACTACGCGACAACGCTCGGGTACGCGTCTCTTCTGGATCAGCTAAGCAAGCACGCCCTAGCTGAGCTTGATCGTCTGTTCGGGGCCGTCTCGGACTTCTCAGACCGTGAAAAGGTCGAAGCCTTCATGGACCTGATGCCGGAGCTTGGCAACAAGTTCGGTGCTGCGTCCTCTGAGGTGTCGGCAGAGTTCTTTGACGAACTGAATCAGATTCAAGAGGTCAAACGGCCTATCAGTCCGGAATCGTTCGTTGAAATGCCCCCGTCATACTGGCATTCGCTTGTCGGCTGGGGCACTTCTGACGGCTTCGCGGATTGGGCGAAGATCGCCGGGGGACTCACACGGCGGTTGTCGGAAATGTCGGCGGACACGATGATCGGCAACGCCGAATTGCAGGGCGGTCTTTCCGCCCAAAGGGTGCCCCGAATCGGGTGCTGTGCGTTCTGTTCCATGCTGGCATCTCGCGGGGCCGTCTACACCCCCGGTTCGGCTGGCGGCGTTGTTGGCCGTGGCCGTCCGATTGGCTCGCACAAGCAGGCGAAGGGCATTCGCCCCCGCGGTGCTCAAAGGATGGGCGAGGACTATCACGACAACTGTCGGTGCCGTGTGGTCACGGTGACGGCGAACAACTCGGTTCAGCTCTCGAAAGAAGCTGACCGGCATTTCGAACTGTATGAGGCAGCTCGGGACAAGGTGAATTCCGGTCTTGAGCTGAACGTCATTCAGTCCCGCGTCGGCGGCTCTCTCAAGAACGAATATGAGTGGATAGACGCTTCAGGCGAATCCCGTTCGGCCAAGGACAAAACGAACGAGATTGTCAAATACATGCGCCACAAACTCGGCGCGTAAAACCCCCACAGATTTCCAAGCCCCGCACGGGGCTTTTTTAATGCCGCACGGCAGAAAGGCGGATTGGTTATGGACTATGAAGCGGAGTACAACAAGCTCAAGACGGAATTTGACGAACTGAAATCGGAATCCCGCAAGTGGGAGGACCGGAGCAAAGCGAATTACAAGGATTTGCAGGACGCTCAGACGGCTCTTTCGGAACGGGATAAGGCGATTGAGGAAGCGAATTCTCGCCTGTCTGAGCTTGAAACCGATAACGACGGCCTGAAGTCCAAGCTTGACCAGTTTGAACAGGCTGAGGCGCAGGCAGCACAGGAGAAGGCGCACGCCGAACTTGTGAGCGAAGTTGCCGAAGCTCAGGGCGTTGATGCGTCTGCTCTTCGGGGTTCCACGAAGGAAGAGCTTGAGGCGCATGCGGAAACGCTCAAGGCCGTGTTCAAGCCGTCCGCGCCTGTCATCGAAGGACAGGCAAACACACCGGGCGAACAGCCCTCTGACGAGTTGCGCGAATTCACGCGCGGCCTGTTCTCAAGCGACGAATAAGGAGAAGAACTTATGTCTGTTCTCAAGACTGGGGATCTGAAGGTTCCCACTCAGCTCTTTGAGCCGTGGGTGAAGCGCATTCACGACGGTTCGGCTATTTCTACCCTCTCGGGGTCCGTGCCGATGAAGTTCGGCAAGGGTGAAGCGTTCAGCTTTGATATTGGCGAAGCTGAGTACGTGGGCGAAGGCTCGCAGAAGGGTCCGTCGAAGTTCTCGAAGACTTCGCAGACCTACGAGCCTTTCAAGTTCCACAAGACTGTCCGTTGGACTGAAGAGGTTCAGTGGGCTGACGAGGATCATCAGATGGGTGTCGTTCAGGAAATCCTGAACCTCATTCAGCCGGCCCTTTCGCGTGCCCTTGACTTCGGTGTCATTCACGGAATCAACCCGGCAAGCGGTCAGACCGTTGCGGCCATGACTCAGAAGCTTGTCAGCACCGCGAACAAGGTCGAGTTCGGCTCGGATGACCGCGTGGGTGACGTTGTGGACGAGGCTACCGGCCTTCTGCTCGACGGCGGCGGTGTGCCTGACGGTATCGCCGTTGACCCGGCATTCGCTGCTGCCATTTCGCGCACCCGTCTTGTGGATGCGAATGGCAACAAGGCTCAGAAGATGTACCCGGAGTTCTCTTTCCGTAGCTCTGAGTCGCAGTTCGACGGGCTGAGCGCGGCCACCGCTCGCACCGTGGGCGCGGGTGGCGTCATCGACCCGGCTACCGGCCTTCTGTCGGTCGTGGGCGACTTCTCGGCTGTTCGTTGGGGCATTCAGAAGTCCATCGGCCTTGAGGTCATCAAGTACGGCGACCCGGACGGCCAGGGTGACCTGAAGCGAAACAACGAAGTCGCGTTCCGCGCCGAAGTTGTTTACGGCTGGGGAATCGCTGAGCTGGATCGCAACTTCGCCAAGATCGTCAAGGCGGCTGATACCCCGGAAGGCTGACACCGGGGGCTAACACGTTCCCCGGTGAGCAGACTTTCCCGACTAGCTGACTGATGCCCCGGCCTTCGGGCCGGGGCTGGTCATAGGAAGGGGTGCTTATGGCTGATGTTCAGCCTTTCCCGTTCGCCTCGCTGGACGAGCTGAAAGCGCGCTGGCCTGACTTCCCGGTCGGAGCTGAAAAGTACGCGGAGACACTACTAGAGGACGGGTCACAGTTCATTTTGGACGTGTGTCCCTCGGCGGCGAACGCGTCTGAAGCGACACGGCGGCGGGTACTGTGCGCGGTCGTGAAGCGGCGCATGGATGCCGAACAGTCGGACCTTGCTGGGCTTGCCTCGGCGTCAACGACTACGGGGCCGTTCGCGGAGTCCGTAACCCCGGCGAATCCTGACGGTGATTTCTTCCTGAAGAAGTCGGAACGTCGGTCACTGGGCGAAGGGCAGCAGAAGGCATTCGGCGTGAAGATCGCTGATACCGGCTGTGTCGATCACCGTCCATGGTGCTCGCTCGCATTCGGCGCGACCTACTGCTCTTGCGGGGCGGACCTGACTTTGGAGGGGCCGCTATGGGAAGCGTGAGGCACCGTGGCGGCGAGACGGTTATTCTTCACCCGCTCGTTGAAGGTGCTGAAGACGCGCACGGCAACCCTGTTGAGGAATGGGGGCCGGGGGTTGAGCGCGAGAAGTGCGCTATCGAGCCGCGTGTGCAAGAGGTGGAAAACGAGCTAGGCCGCTCGGCGGTCGTGTACGGGTTCACGATCTATGACACGTTCGATTCCCCGGTGACTGATCGTGACGAAATGACCGTGCGCGGCATTCGTTGCAAGGTGGACGGCGAGATTGCGCGCTGGCGTAACCCGTTCACAGGTCAGGCGAAGGGGTCTGTCATCACTTTGAAGCGGGTGGACGGGTGAGCAAGCGAATCAAACTCAACAACAAAGGGTTCCGTGCTCTGCGCACGTCTCCCGGCGTGAAGCGTGATCTGATGAAGCGCGCTCGGCGTGTGGCTGAAGCTGCGGGGGATGGGTTCGAAGCCCACGAATCGCCTAGCTCTAACCGCGCTCGCGCAACAGTCGGAACGCGTACAGCGAAGGCGCGCCGGAAACAGTCGAAGGACAACGTTCTCCAGCGTGCCCTATCTGCCGGGAGGTGACATGGAAACTCTCGTGTTCCCGGACGGCAAAGCCCTGTTGATCGCGTGGCTGAAACAGCTAACGGGCCTCACTGTCGCCTCTGCGGTTCCCAAAACGCGCCCTGACGAGTTCATAAAGGTTCAGGACGCGGGAATGCAGCGCGTGGACCGTCATATCCGAGAACTTTCGTTCACGCTCGAATTCTGGGCAAGGGCAACCACTCGTGCCTATGGCATCGGGGCGGCTGTCCTCGCCTATTTCGAGTCCGTGGACGCTTTGGACGGAGTGACAGTCTACCGCCCCCGCGACTGGGGTCCACCTGTCGAGCTACCCGACGAATCGGGTCAACCCCGATACACGGCGACGGTCTCATTTCGCCTCAAATCAAGCCCCCTCAGCGGGGCTTTTTTCATGCCCGAAAACGGGCGGTAAGGAGTTTTCAAAATGGCTGGTGTTACAGCAAGCGCAAACGTTTCGGTTGGCAAGCCGAATCTGCGCGTCTCGGGCGGTATTCTTCGCGCCCCTCTCGGTTCGGAGCGTCCGACTGATCCTGATTCCCCAGTTGATTCGGCTTACGAGTCGGCTGGGTATGTCGGCGAGGACGGCGTTTCCGAAGCGTCGGAACGGTCCACTGAGGATATTCGCGCATGGGGTGGCATCAAGGTGCGCACCGTCCAGACCGAATACGGAACTACCCTCACGTTCACTTTCATTGAGTCCCGCCGTGCACTGGTGCTCAAGTCAGTGTTCGGTGAGAGCAACGTGACCATTGACCCGAAGGGTTTCATCAAGGTTCGGCGCAACGAGACGCCCCTTGAGTCCGCCCAGTGGGTTGTGGACATGAAGGACGGCGACCGTGGCGCGCGCCGTCTCGACGTTGGCAACGGTCAGATCACTGAGGTTGGCGACATTTCCTATGTGGACGGTGAAGCCATTTCCTATGAGGTCACCATGTCCTGCGACCCGGACGATAACGGCGACACCCTGATCGAGTACGTCACTGACCCTGATTTCCAGGGCGGCAACGACGGCAGCGAAGGCGACGATTCGGGGGAAGCCTGACGCCGGGTGACACCACGTTTCCCGGCGACAACCTATTTCCAGAAGGGAATGAGTAATGGCATTTGAGCCTGACAAGTGGATAGACGGCGAGGACGGCGGGACACCGATCACCGCCGCTGAGCTGAACCGCATCGAGTCGGCTGGGGCGGCGAAAGCCGCTAAGGGCGACAAGGGCGACCCTGGCGCTGACGGCAAGGACGGCGCAAAGGGAGCCAAGGGGGATAAGGGCGACCCCGGCGCGGATGGGTTTGGTACTGAAGAGCAGTACAACGATCTTGTTTCGCGCATCGAAGCCCTTGAGGGTGCAGTCGCAGGCTGACTCTCTCTTTTCTGGCCGGGGGTGACTTCGCCCCCGGCCACCACCATTTTTGTTTGAAAGGAAACACCACACATGACCACCGCAAAGAAGAGCATGGCCCCGAAGCGCAAGGGTAAGAAGCAGTACAGCCTTGTCACGTTCGAGTTCGAAGGATTCGAAGGCGAGTTCACTATGCCGAAGCTCGGCGGCGTGCCTATCGGCATTCTGTCCGCGCTGGACGAAGGAGAAATGGCGAAGTTCCGCAAGTTCCTTGACGAGTACGCGCCGGGAACATCTGAGGCGTTCATGGACATGGACAGCGACGAGCTGGGCGACTTCATGAAGGCGTGGAGCGAGGCGTCCGGGGATGATACGGGGAAATCTACCAACTGATCGCCCTTGTCAAAGAACACCCTCATGCGCTGAATGCGGACCTGATGACGATTGGTTATCGGGTCCGTGACCTTGACGATTTCGAGTCCGGCCTGACGGTCGGGGACATGCTTGATTTCGTTGAGCACGCGCATGAGGGCATGGCGATTTATCGCATTCTCAACCCTGACTGGCCTTGGAGCCTCACGAATCTTCTGCTCGCGGAAATGCTCGACGCTCAGGTGTTGTGGCGTTGGGTTGACGGGGGCAAGAAGGGGCCAAAACCGAAGCCTATCCCGCGTCCGGGTGTCACTGAGACGCACACGAAGAGCTACACGGTTTCGGAGACTTCCACGGTTGACGAGATTGATGAATGGCTGAAGGGCCGCGTGAAAACGGGGTAACCACCACTTTTCTGACAGTTCGATTTGAAAGGGGAGTGGTGGCCCGTGGCGGCTGTCGAGTTGGCAAATGCTTACGTGTCGCTGGCGGTGTCCTCTAAGGGACTCGGCAAAGACATTGTTAAGCAATTCGGCGGGGTTGAGAAACAGGCCGAATCGACCGGCAAACGGGCCGGTTCCCGGCTCATGGCCGGACTTCGCAAGACTGCGAAACGTACCGCTGTCGGTGCGGGTATAGCGGCTGGCGCGGCAGTCGGTGCCGCCGTGGTCAGCGGGTTCAAAACCGCTGTAGCGCGCGACAATTCTGAACGCGTCATGGAAGGTCTCTACGGTAACGCGAAGCTCGCAACACAGACTTTGAAAGACCTTCGCAAGGTGGCCGGTGATTCCCCTATTGACTATGTGGCCTATACGAAGGCCGCTGAATCCCTCGCTTACGCAGGGATCAAGGGCAAGGATGCTACGGGCGTGCTTGAGAACGTCGGCAAGGCAATCGTGGCCGCTGGCGGTGACTCTACGAAGCTCGATCAGGCTATGGGCGGCGTCATGAAGGCCGTCAATAACGGCGGAATCGCCATGATGGATTCGCTCAGCATGATTTCCGAATCGGGCGTGCCTATCCTGTCCGGCCTGGGCGAGAAGTTCGGCGTGACCACTGACGAGGTTAAGAAAATGGCCTCTCAGGGGAAGATCAGCATTGAGGACGTTATGAGCGTCCTTCAGAAGGGCACTGGGCAGACCTTCCAAGACATGATCAAGGCCGGTGAATCGGCGTCTGATTCGTTCGGCAATCAGTGGACCATGGCGAAGGATCAGATCTCTAACGCCATTGGTGACGTGCTGTTGCCGCTGCTCAAGAAGATCGCCCCGGCCATTAAGCCTATGGCTGACGCGCTGGTCGCTGGGATCGCTGATATTCCGGCGATCTTCCAGACCATTGCTGACGCTGGCGGCAAGGTGTGGAACGTCCTTAAAGACTGGTCTCCGCTGATCTTCAGCATTGTGGGCGCGTTCGCCGCCTATAACGCGGTTCTCGGGATCAGCAACGCTCTGTCGTGGGCGCGGTATCTGATCGAACAGCGGTCCCTCATTCTCGGGGCAACGCGTATCGCTCTCACGAACGGCATGGCGGCGGCGCAGGCAGCTCTGAATGCGGTCATGTCCGCTAACCCAATCGGCCTTATCGTGGCCGGTCTCGTGCTGCTAGTCGGTGGCCTAGTCATGGCGTACAAGAAGCTCGGTTGGTTCCGGGACTTCGTGGATGCCGTGTGGGCGGGAATCAAGGTCGCGGCTCAGACTGTGGGCGATTGGTTCATGAACACCTTGTGGCCGGGAATCAAGGCCGCTGTTGACGGCATCGGCTCGGGCTTCACCTGGCTGTATCAGAACGCGATCAAGCCCGCCTGGGACGGAATCAAGGCCGCAATTGACGTTGTGGTCGGTTGGTTCAATACGTCCGTCGCGCCTGGCGTTCAGGCGACAACAAGCGGCATCGGTGCTGTGTTCACCTGGCTGTATCAGAACATCATCAAGCCTGTTTTCGACGGAATCGGCTTTGTTATCGGTCTTTGGTGGACCGGCGTTAAGACCTATTTCGGTTTCGTGCAGGCAATTATTATGAACGTGCTAGTCCCGGCGTTTAAGAAAATCTGGGAAATAGCGTCATTCGTTTTCAAGCTTGTCGGCGCGATAATCTCGACTGCCTGGAATTCGGTAATCAAGCCGATTTTCACTGCAATAGTGCAATTTATCGTCAACCGGCTAGTTGCTCGGTTCAACTTGCTGAAGTCTGTTGTCTCGCTGGTGTGGACCGGCATCAAGGCAGCAATCGGGACGGTCTGGAACTGGCTTAAGGCTAACGTGTTCCAGCCGATCTTCAACTGGATTTACGCGAAGATCATCACCCCGTTCAACACAATGCGCGTCCGGGTCAATGCCACCTGGAATCTGCTGAAGGCGCTGCTATACGCCGGTTGGGCATGGCTGAAAACCAATGTGTTTAGCCCAATCATGGATTGGGTGCAGGCGCGGGTTGTTAATTCCTTCAACAAAATGCGCAACAGCATCAATAGCATTTGGGCGAAGGTGCGCAACCTGCTGCGCGACGGGTGGAATTTCATTAAGGACAAGATTTTCAGTCCGATGATGAATTTCATCAAGTCCGACGTGCCCGGAGCCTTCGAAAAGGGTAAAGACGCAATCGGTAACGCGTGGGACAAGGTTAAAGCTGTCGCCAAGAAGCCGATCAAGTTCGTCATCGAAACGGTGATCAACAAGGGCATCATCGACAAGTTCCGCGACGTGGGCAAGTTCTTCAACATGAAGGACAATGACCTGCCTAAACACGTGTCTTTGCCGAAGGGATTCGACACGGGCGGTTACACCGGGCCGGGTCGGAAATATAAGCCTGCCGGAATCGTCCACGCTGACGAGTACGTGCTCAGGAAAGAGGCTCAGCGCAAGCTCAGCCGCAACTATGGGCGCGGAACGCTCGACCACATGAACCGCTTCGGCACGATCCCCGGTTACGCCGGGGGCGGCATGGTGTGGAACAACCTTTGGGGAATCATCAAAGAGAAGTTCCCCTGGGCGCGTCTCACATCGGCCTATCGTGGCGGTTCGCGGACGGTCTCAGGCAATACCTCTTACCATTCTCAGGGCAAGGCCGTGGACCTTGCTGGGCGTGGCTCGATGAACATGCCCGACATGATGAAGATATTCAACTTCATCCATGACAACTATGGGCAATCGTCCGAGCTGATCCATACCCCCGCTGGTGGCCGTCAGATCAAGAACGGCAGTCACTACAAGTACGGCGGGGCTGTGGCTCGGCAGCACTACAACCACGTTCACTGGGCGAACCGCACGAAGTTCGGCGGTCCTACCGCTGGCGCGTCCGGTGCCGACAACGGCGGCGGTAGTGACCTGTCGTGGGATTTCTTCGCTGGTCCGTTCAACAAGCTGAAAGACAAACTCGGTTCACAGTTCGAGAAGTGGGGTCCGGCTGGGCAAGTCGTGAAGTCTGCCGCGTCGTGGGGGATTGAGCGTCCCCTTCAGTGGATGAAGGACAACATTTCGAAGGTCGCCGGTTTCGTGTCTGACGCATGGGACGGCGCGAAGGAAATGGTTGTCAACGGGACGGCTAAGGCTCAGGGCCGCGCGTGGGCGTTGAAGAACGGGATTGCTGGTGAGCAGTGGAAGGCTGTTGACTACATCATTTCCCGTGAATCGTCGTGGAATCCGAAGGCTCAGAATCCGAGTTCGACGGCTGCGGGTCTGCCTCAGTTCATTGCGGCGAATCAGCGCCATTACGGCGTGTATCCGATCCGTCAACAGTCGGTTTGGAAACAGCTTGACGCGTTCATGAAGTACGTGACTGAACGGTTCGGCGGTGTCCTGCAAGCGCGGGATTACTGGAAGTCTCACCACTATTACGACACGGGCGGTTTGGTGCGTCCGACCCTTTATGACAAGGGTGGTGTCCTTCAGCCTGGTACGTCGCTTGTGGCTAACAAGACTGGTCGCCCTGAATACATTCTGCCTTCGCGTGTCACTGACGCGCTCATGGGCGGGGGTCTCGTTGGCGGTCGCGGCGAAGAGCACTTCCATTTCCACGGTCCTGACCCTGACGCGGCTATGCGGTCCTATGAGTCCACTCGCCGCCGTCGTGAGCTTTTGGAGGTGAGGTAATGCGGTTTAGGCCGAAGATTTCCCTACATGGTTCGGGTGAGGTTGTGGAACTGTCGAACGGTTCTCACGCTGACTTCACCCTCATGCAGGGGGCTTCTGGGTTGGGGATGCGGCCACGGGAGATAACTACCGTGGCCCTCCCTTCCGGGGGGTCGTTGGTTCAGCACCGCAAAGGGCTTGAAGCTGACGTTCAGATTCCCGTCCTTCTGGGTGGCTCTGAACGGCAGCGTTGGGATTTGCGGCGCAAGCTGGAACGGCTCGTGCGCGACGAGGTTGAGATTCGCGTGACACGCCCGAACGGTGTGAATCGGTCCCGGTTCGGTTTCTATAAGGCTGGGCTGGAAGGCGAATACGGGGCAGGTGAGGATTCCCCGAACGGTCAGAAGTTGGTGCTTGAGTTCACTTGCCCTGAGGGCATGTGGAAGGGCGAACAGCAAGACCCGGAATTCCGCCTGTCAGGGATTCGAAAACGGTTCCTGTCCGAGCGCGCAGCGCCCACAGAGGGCGACGAAAGCTCTAAGTATCAGTCCCCATTCTTCCCCGTACTGCTCGCGTCCTCGACTGTTCAAGGCGAGATTGACGTGAATATCGGCGGTGACGCACCCGTCTACCCGACGTGGATCATCGACGGGCCTGGATCGGATCTGATCATTGAAAACGATAAGGGCGACTCGTTGAAAGTCCTTACCGAGTTCGAGGAACAGGTGACAATCACCACCGGAAGTCAACGCGAGGACATTATTTCCCCGTCTATGCCTGATGGGGAGCTATGGGAGTACGTGCCCACAACGTCCAAGTTCTTCGCCCTTGAGCCGGGAATGAACAAGCTGAAGGTGTCAATGGTCGGCGCGAAGCCGAACAGCCGCGTTCAGTGCCTTTATCGAGAAAACTTCTGGGCGGGGTGGTGATTCAAAATTCTTGCCTACATGTACACGCCTGAGTTCGTTAAGCGGGGCACCCTCCCAACTATCGGGGGATCATGCAAGCTTCGCCGTAACGGGGTCCACACGTTCACTCTGAACGTGGACGGCGGTTCAGCCCTATGGCAGCGGTTCGATAAAGACTGGCGTGTAGTCATCTACGACGAGGGGCGACGCCTGCTATCGGGTGCGCCCCTCAAGATCGTTGAGAGGGCGTCAGGCGGGGTTGTTGAGTCCGAACTGACTGGTGAGTCTGACATGACTTGGCTGAAGGACATGATCACCCTGCCGACGCCTTCACGCGCTGCCGATAAGCAGGGCGCGGATGCGTACTGGAATAGGAAGGGTTCTGCGGGTGCCCTGATCCGTGACCTTGTGGACGTGAATGTTGGTCCCTCGGCACGGTCCGAGTATCGCCGCCCCCTTGTCATCGGTGACGTTGTGACTGGCCCTGACGGGTCGATCAACAGCCGTTTCAAACCCGTTTTGGACGAGGTTGAGACGTTGGCGGAAACTGCCGGCCTCACGGTGGACATTGTGCAGGATGACGTGTTGAAGAAGTCCGTCCTGACGGTCACTGAGGGCCGGGACTTCGCGCGCCGTATCCGCCTGACTCACGAGAACGGCGGCATCGAGTCCCACGAATTCACTCTTGAAGCCCCCACGGTCACGTCAGTGCTTGTGGCCGGTCAGGGCGAAGGCGCGGAGAGGACTCTGAAGCTCACTCACGGGAACGAGAATTCGTGGGGGTTCCGGTCGTTGCAGTTCCAAGACCGGCGAGACACAGACGATGAAGCCGAATTGGACGCTGCTGGTACGGACACGATCACGGAGGGCCAAGAGAAGGCGACCGTGAACCTGCAAGTCAACGACACCCCGCGCATTCGGTTCGGGCGTGACTTCTGGCTCGGGGACACGGTGACGGTGCAACTGTCCACGGGCGTTGTCATCACGGACACGGTTCAGATGGCTGAGCTGACGTGGGACGAGAACGGGCGGAAGGTGGCCCTTCAGGTTGGGCCTACGGCTGATGACGAGAACCAGCCTCGCCCGGTGAAGGAAATCAACAAGCTTTGGCGCGCTGTGCGTGCGCTACAAACACGATGAAGGGGTGCTAATGGCTGGGCCAACACCTGAGAGCAACCTGGCTCTCATTGAAGAGCTTCAGACGCTCGTTTCTGCGGACACATATGAAATGCCCGAGGGGCCGGAGTTCTCTTATCCCGCTGTCGGTCAGGCAGTGGACGATGAAATGTGGAAGTTCATCACCCTAGCTTTGGGTAATGGAATTCTGGATGATGGCGGCTGGCCGTACTGGTTGCGGAAGCTTGACAGCGATTCGGAGACGAACAGCGCGAATCAGATGAAGTTGACCGTGGCGACAACCACGGGGACGGCTCAAGCGGTGTTGAGGGGGTTCTATCACCGGCTGTTGCAGGACATGCGGCTTGACTTCAAAATGCCGCTATCCGAGACCACCTATTACGTGGTGCTGGAATTGAACCCGCTGAAGGCGCGTGACCCTGAAGGACCGATATCGGTCAAGGTCTACCCGAACGACCTGAATACTGAATCAGGCCGTCAGCATTTGATTCTGTGGACGGTGACGCGGAAGCCGAATCAGCTGCTCACGGATGCGGTTGTCACCCGCTACAGGCCGCGCGTAGCGCCAACAGTCACCGTCACGCGGGGGTCGGATTTGCCGGACCCTGCAAGCGTTCTATACGGCACCGTGGCGGTGGTCTATGACGAGAAGGATATTGTTATCGCCCGTGGCGCGAATAACGCTGAGGGCGGGGCTACGCGGTGGGAGTCGCTTAACGATGCCGACCAGGAGTATACGCGCCCTGATGGGGTTTATAAGTGGGTCGGCCACGGCGCAAAGCCAGGCGGGTGCAGGATCGGGCGAGTCGTGTATCTCGAAGGGCGGTTTGCCCGTGGGGACCGTTTTGAGGGTCAGGATTTTAACGCTGGAACTGACTATGAACTGATGACCCTGCCTGAAGGCATGAGGCCGAAGTCTGAACGGCGTTTCGTGACTAAGAAGTCCGACTATAACGCAGCGAACACGGCGACGATTCGAGTTGGCACAGACGGAAAGGTTATTGCTCGCCCCGGCGTGCAGGCCGCATGGATTGGCGTTGACGGTATTGTCTACACGCTTACGCGGTGATCGGCATGTCTAGATTCTTGCGGTCGCTCGGGTCGGTCATTTTCCTGACGGCTGGCCTTTTCTACGTTCTCGCACCCCCACGCACAACCACGTCATTCTTTGACACCCCATTCCCCGCTATCGCGTGGGGGTCGGTGTTCGTGTTCGGCGGGATCGTGTCGCTACTCGGCGTCATCACACGCTACGTCCACGTTGAACGGTTCGGAATCTTCTCAATCGTCGTGGCCGGGGCGTGTTTGTCTGTGGGGCAGGCGTTCGTCATGTTCGACGTTCCGATTACGTGGACACGCGGCGGGGGCTTGCTGGTCTATGTTGCTTTCACTCTGTTCTCGTTCGAACGCTGGTACAGGCTAGGGGCTGACGAGCAAGCGATTAACGCTGTCGCAGACGAGGGGTGAGCATGGATTCAGACATCATGAAGCTCATCATCGGCCTCGGCGGAATCGCACTGTCTGGCGGTGTCGGCAAGCTTGTCTATGACTGGATTCATGGCCGGGTGATGAAGGAAGAATCCGCTGTCACTCAGTGGCAGGGGATCGCTCGGTCAAGGCTGGACGAGATTCACAAAATGAAGGTGCGGCTCGCGTGGTTCGAAACGCATTATGCGCTGCTGTGGCTCGCCTACAGCCGGTTGCCCCCGCCCGACAAAGAGGCGTTCCCATTCGCGCCGCCCCCACCGCCCAATGAGGCGGATAACGATAAAACCTGACCCGCTTCACGGCGGGTCTTTCCAATTCACGGCATCCCTTCGGGGGTGCCTTTTTTGATGCCCGAAAGGGGTAGATCATGGCACGAAACTATGATTTCGCGTTCAAGGAATCTTCCAACAGTTCCACACGCTCGCATTACGGTCACGGCTCTAAGCCGACCGGAATCACCATTCATCACTGGGGTTCGAAGGGTCAGAAGTTTGAAAACGTGGTGGCATGGCTGAGAGGGCCGAAGGGTGGCACCTCTAACCGGGGTTCGTCTGCTCACTACGTTGTTGAGGCTGGCCGCGTGAATCAGCTTGTGGGCGATTCCCGCGCCGCATGGCACGCCGGTTCCACAGCGGGCAACGGTTCGACTATCGGCATTGAGTGCCGTCCGGAAATGTCGGATGGGGACTGGGCTACTCTCGTGCAGCTCTGCGCTGACATTGAGGAAGAGCACGGTTCCATGAAGTACTACGGTCACAAGGACTGGAAGAGCACCGCGTGCCCCGGCTCGTATTACGCACAGCTCGGGAAGCTCGTGAAGGACGTGAACGCGGAGCACGCCGCCCGGAAGAAGGGCGGAACGACTGCCCCGAAGCCTTCCAAGCCGTCCAAGCCTTCTAAGCCGTCGAAGCCGAACCGCCCTGTTGGTGAGGTTCCCGGCCCCGGCTATGACTTCCCTTGGCCGTCCGGCCACTACATCGGCCCGAAGTCCGGCCCGGACCGTTCCCATTCCGGTTTCTACAAGAACCGTAAGTGGTCCGGTCAGTATGACGAGGTTTGGCTGAAGAGGTTCGCCTCTCAGCTCGCGCTTCGAGGGTGGAGCGTCGGCAAGGGCAAGACCTACCTGTCCAAGTTCGGAAATGACGGTCGTTTCGGGGCTGAGTATGAGGCTCTGATTCGCGCATTCCAGAATTCGCAGGGTCTCGCTGTTGACGGTCTCGGTGGCCGCGACACGTGGGATGAAGCCTTCAAGGAGCCTGTGACCTGATGAAGCCCACAGCGGCTCTTGTTGGGGTCGCGCTCGGGCTGGGACTGCCCATCTATCTCTTTGGGTGGGCGGTCCTGGCCCTCAGCTTCATTGACCTCTTCTGAAAGGACAACATGACTACTTCTACACAGGTGCAGCACCCTAACCGGGCGTCGGTGCGCACTTTCATTCAGACGCTCATTCCGGCCTTGGCCCTGCTGGTCGTTGCTGTACCGCCGTTCGTTGACATTGTGCTCGACGAGGTGGGCAAGGCTGGCGTGAACCTTCCTGAATGGCTCTATCTGGCCCTGACTGGCGCGTCGGTGGCTTGCGCCCTGGTCGCGGCGATTGTCGCCCGTGTCATGGCGATTCCGGGCGTTGAGAAGGTGCTTGAGCGCATCGGCATCGGCGCGGAGCCAAAGCGTGCACGACTGGAACGGCTCGCCGCTGAAGAGGCGGACGAGACGCCCGTTCCTGACGATTACAAACCGAAGCACTAAGGGGGACGCATGGACTTGACCGGAGTTCCACGGGAAGAAATAGATGACATGATCGAGGCGGCTCAAAGAGAGCTTGCCCTACGGCAGACCGTAGACGCGTACCGGGAACAGCTCGCGCAGTTTCAGGCGAACTATCGTGACGCGATTGGGCTTGTCGAGCTGCCGGAATACACGACGTGGGAGAAACCGGAATACGCGCTTGACGCTTATGCGCTGGGTGACGTGGTTACCCATTCGGGCGGTTTCTATCGTTCTCTTATGCCGTGCAACCTTCTTGACCCGAAAGAGGCCGGTTGGCGTCAGGTGAATAAGAACGGTTCGCCCCGTGGGTGGGTTGAGCCGGTCCGCGAGCATGACGCGTATCGGAAGGGCGAGATTGTCGTGTATGGCGGCAAAACTTACGAGTGTGTGGGGTCGTGCGTTATGGCCCCACCTCACCCCGATTCGGAGTTCTGGAAGATCGTGGACATGTCCGACGAATGAGGAATGCCCCTCACTGCCTTGACCGGCAGTGAGGGGCGGCTTCTTCGTTTTAGGAGACGTTCCACCGGATTCGACTGTAATTGGCAGACTGGCTAGGTCGGAGCCGAGGGGGCGGCCCGAGGTGTTACCGCCCTCTGCGCGGTATACACGGGTGACGCTCAGATGCGACGCGTATATTAAGAAGATGAGTAAAGTCGCAGGAATCAAAGAACAGGGTGGCGAGCCACTGTTACTGACGACGGTGCTCTTCAGTTCCTTACCGCCTAACCTATTCACTGATGACGCTCCGACTAGGTACACGGTCGACGCCGTTTTCAATCGAAGAGTTGAGTCCTCAGAAATATCAGCTATAGAGAGCTACACGTCCTTAGCGGTTCTCGCGCGCTTTGGCTTCGGAGAGGTGGCGCTCGAGGTTCAAGATCGACGTTTGAGTATCCACAACACCAGCCTAGAACAGCTCAGAGACGGTTTAGCGACGGTGATTGCTCGGCTGCTCACAGATATTTGGACTGCAAGCGAGCGAGATCGCTTGGAGGCCGTCACCATTGCTAGGGCAGAAGCTTCGCGAGAACTGGAGAGGGCTCAAGCTGTGCTCGACCTTGCAAGAGAAGTTTCGTTCGATGCCAATCGAGTCTCACTGCTCGACTCCCAGAAGAAGCGTGATGAGGAGTCGATTGCTCAAGGCTTCGCATGGGACAACGAGGGTGGACATAACCCGCAATAACTGCCAGCGGGTTCTTCAGAATGTGGGTTCTTCGACGTCAGCTACGAGGACAGGTGAAACCCCTTGCTCTCAAGCCATCGCAAGCTTCTAGACAGCATGTTTCTATGTGCGTGAAGCTGACCACGACCGCCACCCGCCGACTATCAAAGATCCGGCTAGGGCAAGCCCTCCAAGAAAGAGTAGTGGGCTATTGGTCCAGCCGAACGCGGCGAGGACAGTTCCTGCGTACATGACTGTGAAGGACGCAGATGCCCACACCAGTAACCTTTCAATCTCAGCGTGGACGGCGGCTCTGTTTTCGGCGTCAAGCAAAAATGGCAGTCTGGCTTCATCAGGGCGGCGTGAAATCCATGCTAATCCCAGCGCAATGGCGGCGACAATTGCAAGGACCGGCAGGAGGGTCCACTTCTGCCCGTAGGAGTCAGCTTTACCAACAAGGGTGAAGTGGGTAGGGACTTCATCCGGGATGATCGGGTATCCAACGACCACTACCGCTGTCAAAGTAGTTGTCAGCAGTATCGAAATCCGCCTTATCCACAGAGTGATTGAGCGTGATTCGGGTGCCCCGGCTTCAGAAGTCTTGTCGGCCATATATTCAAGACTATCTAACCGGGCTGTCGAGGATAGACGGGACTGGCATGGTTGTATGTGAGTCGGCGTGTGACGAGCATTGAAATTCCGGAGGGACTAATGACGAACTTGAAGAGTGAGGAATGCCCCTTACTGCCTTAACTGGCGGTGAGGGGCATTTTCGTCTTTTTCGAGGTACGAGTGAGTTTGCCGACGTTGCTACCGGGGGAGTCGTACACGAGGAAGGCCATGGGATACTATGGTGGAAACTGAATGTCCACAGATTGTGGATAAGTTATCAACAGGCGATACGCGCTCCCATAGTGGCAGGAGGAAGACCATGGCAACCGTTCACGATGTAGCCGCTTTCATCCTGGCTAGATGTGGCCCTCTGACGGCAATGAAGCTGCAAAAGCTGTGCTACTACTCTCATGCTTGGCATCTCGTGTGGGAAGAGCGACCCCTTTTCCAAGAGCGGATCGAAGCATGGGCTAACGGTCCTGTCGTGCGCGAACTTTACAACGAGCACAGACGTGCGTTCCGCGTTGAAGACTGGCCAATGGGGAATGTGGCGCATCTTGACCTCGGAGAGCAAGAATCTATCGACGCTGTGTTGGAGGCGTACGGCGGCATCTCGGCCCATGATTTGAGCGAGCTTTCCCACCGCGAAGCGCCGTGGATAAACGCACGGAAGGGCTTGCCCGACGGCGCACGTTCGGCAAACCCGATTACCGACGCTGCACTGATGGAGTATTTCGACTCTCGAACCACTGCGCCATCTCCACATGGCCAAGGGGAATAAGGGCAATAAAAAGCCGCGCCTGGCCCCTGTGGGTGGCTGGCCGACAGGACGCAAGACTGCCGTCCCTGCTGAGCGTGAGCTAAGCGAGAGTGCCAAGCAGGTGCCACGGCTTGACATTGACCATGACGAAATCAACGAACGCCGTCCAGTATGGCGGTTTGCTGATTTAGACGATGACGGACCATGGGCTTTGAGCGAATGCGGTTCGGCAGATTTGAAAGACATCCTCAGCAAGCTGAATTCGTTCGAGAAGATGAAAGTCGGGGAGATTTTCGCTTCAGGCTCCGAGCATGGGAAGAAGTACTCTCTCGATTCTCTGGGCAAGGAGGCGCGCAACAGGCTTGTCGAGATTGAGAAGGATGACGAAACTCAAATAGTTCGACTGCGGTTCTCGGGTAAGGCCCGATTCTATGGCTTTCTTCGGGAGCACGTATTCCACGTGCTGTGGTGGGACCCGGAGCACGAAGTGGTCCCGTCCAGCAAGAAGAACACATAGCCTGCTGCCATGTTGCGTCGCGAAGCTTCCGCACGATTCAGTAGTTTTCTCAGCTGGCCTTGGGCTTATTCTTTCTAGAGTCTCTTGGACCGAAGCGCGGTGATGCCGCGCGCAACAGCCTTCGTGGTGGCTATGTAGTGGTTGCCTCCGCGCTCAAGACTGTTTTGGGCACGGCGCAGGTGGTCGGCGGGGGATTGCTTGGCTGGTGTGCTGGTGTGGGCGTTGAGGGCTGCTAGTGCGGCTTTCACGGCTTCCTGTAGGCGGTCGCGTTGTTCAAAGTCCATGAATGACACTAGCGCGGCGGTTAGGGGGTCGCTGATCGAGTGCATGGTGATCCTTTCGGTTCTTCGCTGGGCCTTTGCCCTTGCGGGGCCGGGGCCACTTGCCCCGCCTTCAATCGATACAATACACCCTATGTATAGGGTGATCAAGACGGTAAAGAAGAGGCCGGGGTAGTCCCGGCCAATCCCTCAGTCGCGCGTTTCATCCTCGTAGCGGATCGGCACCTGACCCGTGAGGCGTGCCGCACTCGCGTGATAGAACGACGGCGGGAAGCGGTCCGCCTCTTCATCCCACGCGTTCTTGTTCCACCTCGGCACCACGGCCTCACCATTCACCCGATAATCCTCTGTCAGCTCGCGTGAAAGCTCTTCGGCTTCATACAGTGCGCGCACCGTCCCGTCAGTCACAGGAGTTTTGCCTGATTCCTGCCGTCGAGCATTCCGTGAGTCCATCCCGACCAGGCGGGTGAAGTGATTCAGCGTCAACCCGATAGCGGTCAAGCGTGCCCTGAGTTCTCCGGCGTGCAT